TCAACTTCCAAGATGAACAGGCTATAAGACCGGAGATTAAAGATTACGCTGAGACTGTAAATGCTATTGGTGATCTTGGGGGAGGCACTGACGCAATTGATGTAAGCGCAGGAAACGTTGTTACCGCGACAGTATCGACAAGCACACAAACCTTCACCTTTACCAATCCTTCTGCAACTGGCAAAGCCTGTTCATTCACGTTGATCCTGACTAACGGCGGTTCACAGACTGTCAATTGGCCCAGTTCAGTAGATTGGGCCGGAGGTGATGCACCATCACTAACATCAAGTGGAGTAGATATATTGACATTCACAACGGTAGATGCGGGAACCATTTGGTACGGCTTTGCTGCCGGAACGGACATGAAGTGAGGAAAATATTATGCCATTAGGAGCAAACAAAGCCGCCATTATGGGAGTGGCTGGAGTATCTACCGCAGATGTAGTTTTGCTTTCGTCGCAGACTGCTTCCGACGATGCGACGATAGATTTTACGTCTGGAATTGATTCAACTTATGGGGTATATATTTTTAAGTTTTACATTATAGACCCCGGTACAGATCGCGGTAGTTTAAAGGTTCAATTTAATGCGTCTGGTGAAAGCGGTTATAACGAAACTATTACATCAACTGCTTTTAGGTCTAATCATTTTGAAGATGATTCAGAGCCGTTTGTTACTTATACGGCTGCTGAAGATCAAGCGCAGGGAACCAGTTTTAACCATCTTGTTGGAGATATTGGCTTTACCGGCAATGAATGTGCTGCCGGAGAATTTCATCTCTATGATCCGTCATCTACTACATATGTAACTCATTGGCATTCAGAAGTTCAATGTAAGGCTGGCGGATATTATCTACACCATTCCTTTAATTCGGGTTATGTAAATACTACTGCCGCAATAACTAATGTGCAGTTCAAAATGCACAACGGTAATATCGCCAGCGGCGTTTTTAAAATGTGGGGAGTGAAGTAATTATGGCAATGACACTATTAGCAGATAACACTGCCGACACGACTGATCTTGCTTCTGTAAGTTTTACTTCCAGTATAGACAGCACTTACAAACTTTATGTCTTTAAGTTTTATGGTATAAATCCTGCAAGTGATGGTGAGGATTTTGAGTTTAATGGAAGTATAGATGGTGGAAGCAATTACAACGTAACAAAAACTACTACATTTTTTGCAGCACAGCATGAAGAGAGCGATGCCACTCCTGAACTTGCATACCAAGCAAGTCGTGATGTAGCACAGGGCACTGGCTTTCAGTGTTTATCTATGTCTCTGGGCAATGGGTCAGATGAAAGTTGCGCTGGAACTTTGTGGTTATTCAATCCTTCCTCAACAACCTATGTGAAGCATTTTTATTCTCGCGTTGCGGGTTACAAGTCTAATTCTGCCGTCTTAGACTCCTTTAGTGCGGGTTATTTCAATAATACAAATGATATTGATGCCATTCAATTCAAAATGTCATCAGGGAACATGGATGGAACTATAAAAATGTACGGAGTAGGCTAATGGGTATACCAACACTGATAAAAACACTGACTGCTTCTGGCGACTCTTCACTTTCTTTTGTGGATGGAACTGCTGATGTAACGCTTGATAGCACATATGACGAGTATATGTTTGTGTGTACCGATATAAATGGTTCTGCAGATGGTTCTACTTTCTTCTTTCAGGGAAATGTTGCTGGCGGGTCTGGCTATAACGAAACGATTACATCAACTGTTTTTACCGCTTACCATGATGAAGCCGATTCTGCGGCGGCTTTGACGTATGACACCGGAGTGGATCAAGCGCAGGGAACTGCATTTCAGCATTTAGCTCTAGTAGGAAACGGAGCAGATGAATCTATAGCTGGGATACTGCATCTCTTTTCACCAGCCTCCACAACTTATGTAACCCACTTCTACACAAATTTTAATACATTAGCAGCTGATAACTACAGTAGAAATTATTTTGTTGCTGGCTACTTCAACTTAACCGGCGCAATAGATGAGATTCAGTTTAAGATGAGCAGTGGCAATTTTGATGGTGTCATTCAGATGTACGGAATAGCATAACTTTAGGAGCAATTTAGATGGCAAGAACAAAAGTGGTAAACGGTGTAAGAATGAACCTGACACCGGAAGAAGAAACAGCAAGAGACGCAGAAGAAGCCCAATGGGCAGCCGGTGCTTTTGATCGCGCAATTGCGGGATTAAGAGAAGACCGCACCCGCAGACTTTCTTCCACAGACTGGTACGCCCTTCAGGACGTAACCCTGTCTGATGCAATGACAGCGTATCGTCAGGACTTGCGTGATCTTCCGGCGGGATTATCCACCGTAGCAGAAGTAGAAGCCGTTAGCTGGCCGGTACAGCCCTAACATGGCTTTAATCCCGATTGATCAAGTCGGGCAGATTGGGATTGTCAAGGATATAAATGCTTGGCAACTACCTCTCAATGTCTGGACGGATGGCAATAATATAAGGGCAGAGCATGGGGCTATACAGAAGACCCCCGGCTATAAGGAGGTTATGGCCTCTTGCCCTGTTGCACCTTACTACATTACTAACTTAGTGGCAGGGTCTGCGTCCTACTGGATAATCGGTGGATTAGCTAAGATTTATGTACACAACGGTTCGGCATGGACTGACATAACCAGATCATCCGGTGATTACAGTGCCACAGCCAGAGCGGGTTGGGTATCCACTGTCTTGGCTGGTGTTCTCATTATGACCAACGGTGTTGATGACCCACAGTTCTGGGCATTGAGTTCCGGTGTACCCGCAGTAGGCACTAGAATGGCAGACTTGAGCAACTGGCCCGACTCTACTGAATGTAAATCTATAAAGGCGTTCCGATCCTTCCTGATCGCCCTTAATATAACAGAGTCCGGTACTAAGTATTCAAATGTAGTGAAGTGGTCACATGAGGCTGCTATACAAGCTGTCCCATCTTCTTGGGATGAAACTTCGGCAACGGTTGATGCTGGTGAGTATGAACTTGCTGACTCTAAGGGAGCCATATTAGATGGACTTCCCCTGACAGACAAGTTTATGATCTATAAGGAGGACTCAATCTACCAGATGTCGTATGTGGGTACTCCATTTATCTTTGCATTTCGTCAATTATCGCCAACAATTGGCGCATTATCCACAAACTGTGTGGCTGAATATGGGGATAAGCATTTTATCTTTGGTAATGGTGACATCTACATAAACGATGGAATGAAGATTGAATCTATCCTCCCACATAAGATGAGGGATTATTTGTTCGGCAATATGAATGGTGATGAACATGAGAAGGCATTTGTAGTTGCAGATTATGGAAACACAGAGATGTGGGCTTGCTATGTATCATCTGGAAATACAACAAATGTCCAATGTGATAAGGCGCTGGTTTGGAATTGGGCAAATCAAACATTCACAGAGCGTGATCTTCCAGAGACATCAATGATTGGGTATGGTATTGAAGGTGATCCCTTATCCTCTGCATCATGGTCTGCTGATACATCTACATGGGCTAATAATTCATTGAATTGGAATACAGCGGGTGCATCTGCTTTCTCTAATACGGCTGGTAAATCTCTGGTAATGGCGTCTGCAACCGATACTAAAATGTATCGGCATGAAACCGGAAACACGAAGGATGGAACTAATATGACATCCTATATTGAAAGAACAGGACTAACCGTAGATGAGTCAGGACAGCCTAATGCTTCAACAGTGAAGAAGATTCTGTCTGTCTGGCCTAAGATGTCATCTTCAGACGCGAATACTGTGAACGTCTATGTAGGCGCACAGATGTCAACAGAGGAGAGTATTACATGGGAAGGGCCGTATACCTTTAATCCTGACTCACAATCTAAAGTTCCTGTCAGGGTTACAGGAAAATATATCGGTGTGAAATTTGAATCCACCGGAGATCAAACATGGAGATTGGACGGCTATGCTCTGGACGTTAAGAACGCAGGGAATAGAGGCTCCAAGATGAATTAATGGCTACTAATGTAGATAGAGTAGAGCGGTCTGTAACCCACTATGAACCCGGCCCATTACCCGCAGACCCAGAGAGTCTGGGATTATATCTTGTCACTGAACTAAAAAGACTGGGAGACATCCTATTAAATCAAGCAACATTCAGACTAGAGAGAACACATGAAGCACCGGCGAGACCAAGAACCGGAGACATCAGATTTGCAGATGGATCAGACTGGAATCCGGGATCGGGTGAAGGAATTTATTGGTACGGTACAAGCTGGAACAAACTATAAAATTGTTTTAGTTTCTCCTGATGACGTTCCTTATATTTGGGAAAAAATCCACCCCCATTTAGAGTCAATGGAACCCCACTCAGAAGGGGAACTTGCCCCTGAAGACTTCTATGAGGCTATTACTAATGGTGATATGCAGTTATGGACAGCAATAAAGGATAATGAAATCATGGCTTCCATGGTTACTCAAATAGTTCCCTACCCAAGAAAGAGGGTATTGAGAATTATTTCAATAGCCGGAGAAGAAATGGATGGATGGATAAAGTACCTCCCTTTAATTGAGGATTGGGCTTTATCTGTAGGATGCACTTCCCTTGAGTGTTGGGGTAGAAAAGGATGGCTTAAAATACTAAAGGACTGGAAATGCTCATACCACATACTAACAAAAGACCTGACAAGTAGGATGCACTAATGGCTAAATACGACACAGAAAAAAAGAAACGAGACTCGGCTGAAAGGAAAAGAACTGCTGCCCAGAAGGTTATTGATAATCCGAAATCGTCTCCTAAATCAATAGAAAAGGCCAAAGAGAGAAGAAGCGATGCCGCCCAGGATATGCGTGATGCTGGTGAGGAGATGCGAGACATTACTGGTCGTGAACGTGGTGAGGGAACTCGTTATCTTGGACCCAGCACCGCTGCAATAAGGAAGGAGAAAACCGGAACAGGGGATCAAACTAAATACCAAGAATATAACATAGGGATACTTGGGGCTTTAGGTGGGGATAGGGAGTATTATAAGGAAATTTGGACTCCAGAGATGCAGGAGTATTGGGCGACACATGGAAAGTTACCCCCCGGAACAGTTAAGAAGCCAGTAAAGAAATTACCTCCAAGAGATAAAAACCTGTTGGAGGGGTATGAGGTTTTTGAAGGGGACACTGGAGACAACCTCCTCTCTTCCGCAGGAAAGAAAGGCCGTGGATGGCAGGTAGGTGGCCCTGGTGGTCCCGCAGGGGAAACAGATTACCTTGCGTATCGTCCCGGTTCAGAGGCTTACTGGCGAAGTTACATGGGTCCGAAACTAACAGGCAGTCTAATGAGGATGAAACAGCCTGCCGTTACTCA